CCATACCTCTAACAAATATTCACTAACAAGTTCCTCTAGCGTGGTGCTCTCGGCGGTAGAGTCAGCGGTGCCTTTGTTGTAATTTATTAGGCGGGTGCAGTGTGTGGTCAGTCGGTCAGTATTGAAGTTAATCAGCCCCCACTTCTTAGCCAACAGTGCGCCTGTTATTGTGCACGCTATGAAGGCACTCCAGAACCGGTGCTGGTGGTTCAGCCCTAGTGCTACGTCCATCTTGCGCTGTACGGCTTGGAGGAGCTGTTGTACTTTGTCCTTATCTGCTAACACGTTCTTGATAAAGATAGGACCAGCGTGTCCATAGTTGTTTGCAAGTTTAGTATTAAAATCATCCGTCAGTTGTTTGGATTCAAAATCAATCTTATCCACGTTTATCTCTAGGAACCGCGCAGCTTCGGCGCGTACCGACCGCTTGTGTAGGCCGACCTGCTGTATCAGACTCACGTTACCGGTCGTTACTGACAACATGCTCCACGGTTGCCCACGCTCACGCTCTTTGTTCTGGCTCCCCTGCATACGCCCACGCTCGTTACCGTGCGTTATCTGGAGTACGAAATCACTCAACTGCTCTGGTGGTTTGTTTGTTATCTCATCGACATATAGGGGGAGGTTCTTAAATACCTGACCTCGGTGCATAGCAAACGCCATCGTATCTTCAGCCTGCACACACAGACTCTTGTAGTTACCCCATATCGAGTTAGCGGCGAACAGGGCGGTAGTCTTACCATGTCCCGTACCCGTGCTGTACAGGTGCATACCCGCAGCGGGTACGTTGTCTATGAACTCCATCAGCACGGAGCCGAACGCTGAACATATTACAAACTGGTGCGTCTCCATACCCGCTTGATTGTAGAACTCCATCGCGTCCTTCCACCCCTCTAACGTGCCTTTCGGGGTGAACGATGGAAAATACTGTAACGTAGCGGAGGAGGCTGGGTTCTCCAGCACATCGGTTTCGGTGAACTCATCCCCGCCTACTACAAAGGAACGGTTATCTTCAGTCCACCCGAACTGTATACGCGCTTCCCGCACCGCCTGACTATCCTGTAGCTGATTAACCCAAGTCATAATATACTCGTGTAATATGTTTTGGTTCTGTTGTGAGAATGCTACTCCGTTAAACGCGAAGTGTTCTTTGCTGCGTTGGGGGTTGGTTAGTGCCGCTAGTGGTACAGTGAACTCCCGCATACCGTCATGGGGCAAGTGCAGTCTGAACACATAACTCTCCCCATCTTCAGGGTTGAAGATACGCTGCACCGCATAGAAGTCATGCTTGTACACCAGCTTTTCTTCCGTATTTCCCTCCTCATCCACCCAGCGTACAAACACCCCACCACCCTTACCACGCATAAACGGTTTCGGTAGTGGAGGTATGGTAGTCATAGCGGTTTGCGCGGGGTCGAACAGTAGGTCGCCGGTTAATGAGTTAGTAGGCTTTACCTCTACTACGTTATCTTCCGGTGCCGCTTCGACTACCTTTTTGCCGAGGACAATCGGTGACTTGATCTTAGTCCAGTTTGGGCAGTCAGGGCATATGTTAGGGTTTATACTGTCTATCGTCTGGCAAAGATACGGCCCTTCCGTAGCTTCCATCTTGCGTATGGTTTCGTTGTGGCTGTAGTTCGGGTGTTTATCCGATATGAACGCCGCGTATCGGTGACTGTTCTCGCAAGGTTTTATTATGGATAACCCCGCACGCCACAATGGTTCGTCAATACCAGCTTGGTCAGTGGCGATAATCTCTAGCTGCCTACAACCCTCCCCCTTGAGGGTTTTCTTCATTATCTTAGGGAACGATGCGGTGTAACTACCGGCAAGCCGATCAACCAATGCGTTAGATGGCACCTGTAGCACGCGGTCAAAAGCAAAGGGGGTAGCGACATCGCCTCCGTTCTCAACCAGTAACGCGTTAAAGTCCTCTAAGGATATAGAAGGTGTTATACCGCCCATAAGCGCGGTGGTTTTTGGTGGGTCGTCTTTATAGTTGTGCGTCTCAGGCACTCGCAGTATACGTGCGCCATCGGAAGTAACAACGTGGTCTACATTAAACCCTTGATGGGTGCACACCGCTTTAAGGCGTTCTGCTACCGGCAACCACTGCTCGTATGTTACTGGCGATTCAAGCCTCCAGTAAACGTGGATGCCCCGACCAGAGTTAACCATGATAGGGCGTGGCAACCTGACAGTTTTACAGAATAACTGTAACGCCTTTATAGCGTTCTTTTGGGTTGAGTAATCCTTGTTCTCCCCACAGTCAATGTCGAGGAACATAGACCTAACTTGCCGGATGTTATCCTTAGTACGTTTATCGCTATTATTAAATGTGGACAGCGCGTAGTAGGTATCAAACCCCTTACTGTCGAACTCATGCGCTGCGTTAACAACATCATCAATGCTGTCGTAAAAACGTTGAATCGGTGCACCGTTTCCTTTTTGGGCTGCGAACAGGCAGTAATAGCCCTCGTCACCCAGCACCGATTCTAAAAAATGAACCGTATCCATGAAGCCCCCGCAATGATGGGGCGGGTGTTACCCCGCCCGTAATATCTTACTCGTCGTCCCAGTCGTCAATCATTGCGGCAAGATCGTTCTTTGCCTCGGGTTCGGGAGCCTTGCTTTTCTTTTTGACTACCGAAGGTTCTTCTACAGGTTCCTCGGATTCAGCCTTTGCTTTTTTCTTTGGCTTTTCCTTTACAGGTTCCTTTACCTCAACCACCTCCTCGGTGAGTTTCGGCGGCTCAACTACACCGTCTGATTGAGCTACAGTAAACTCAATAGCACGCTTGCACTCGGTGGTCTCCTTCAATGCTACCGCAGCCTCTAACTCCTCCTCAGCAAGGGGGCGAACAGGCTTGAACAGCAGCTTGGGGAACTCAGCGTCCTCATCATCGAACGACATTTCCGTTACGATGGCGATAACTGGAGTCTTATGCTCCCGCAGATACCGTGCGTACCCCTGCATCGGTAGACGACCACCTTCACCATCACCGAACAAGCTAGTGGCTGGCAGTGACAACTGATAAACCGTTTCCAGATCACCCTCTATCGCTACAGCTATACGCTGCGAGAAGCGGCAAGCGCGTCCTTGACCGTTACCAGAACCCTTAACATTCTGTGGGCAGTCTGCACAGCGGCTAGACTGTGGGTTCTCCACTTCAGGGGCTGGGTTATCAGTGTCGGCTGACCAGCAGGTAGGTTTGGATACCTTTTCAGGGTCGTACTCACCCGCGTAGTAGGTGCGCCCTACATCGGCGGCATCAATAACGATGATGTTCATAGCGGGGTCACGAGTGACCTCAATCTGTTCACCGTTAACCAGTTTACGGAACTTACCGCCCTTGATGCTTATCCTGCGGTTAGTGCCTACACTACCGGCAAGTTTGTCGGTGGTCTGTTGAAGCGACTTAAACAAGTCGCTGTTAGCAAGCGGATTGCCCTCTCCAAAAAGTGCTACATCGGACATAAAATGTCTCCTTATATATCTTCGTCTGCGCCCTCATCATCACTACCAGAAACGTCAGGCAGATCAAGATCAGGTGTTGGTGTTTCAGCAACTACATCTTCATTAGTCGCTAGTTCTTGGTTCAGCAGGGCATCAGTGATGGCACCCAAACGGAACCTATAAGTATTCCCCAACTTGAAGTACGTGTCACTAGGAATACGCCCTGTGCGTACCCAACTGCGAATGGTGGACTTCGATATTGCGAAATGTTTCGCCACTTCATTAATAGAAACGAACGGTTCTTCCTGATTTTCAGCTACTTGGTTCACAAGCACCTCCTAAGTTTTCCTTCGGGGTTTAGTTACCGTAATAGTGTATTCACTATCTACGTTTAGGCCGGGGGGAGTAACATCAGGGTGTTCCTCAAGGAACTGTGCCACGTTAGACTGGTTTAATGCTTTCTGGTAGAACTCCGGTAGGTTGTGTTCGATAACGAACTTACCCATAGACTCCCAGTCACTAGTCCAGTAACGTGTTTTAGCACGCCGACTGACTGTACCGAATTCGGTTTTGAATCCGTCAAGCCCTGCTTCCCTACAATAATCTAACAACGCATTTTTAATCTTATCTTGATCCGCTGTTAGGGCATCGTACTTTTCGTCAAACGCCGCCTTAATTTCAGATTTTTTATTCCTGATCTTAATGTAGGCGTTGACTAATTTAGTGAGCGGGATACCACTTACTAAAACTTCTGTATCGGTTTCTGACATACTGCTACTCCTTTACTCTGCGCCGACCAATGTCGGGATTTGTAGGTTAGTGCCTATACCTACCCTAGTCAAGTATTTTCTTATATAAGTTGATTATTTCTGAGTGTACGTCAATTCTATTGTCTAGTAGTTTGTAAACGTGTTGTTCCGCATACGAACCCTGCAACTGAACGACAGTACACTTGTGTGTTTGACCTGACCTATGCACCCGCGCATTGGCCTGTGCATACGTCTCTAACGAAGATACCGGCCCCCACCAAACCACGGTATCCGCAGCGGTTAACGTCACTCCATGAGCCGCAGCTTGAGGCTGAATAACCAGTACTTGCGGGTCGTCAGTGGTCTGGAACCGGTCGAAGATTTCCGTGCGCTTACGAGCGGGTACGTCCCCCCTAATAAATTCGGTGGTGATGCCGTCAGCCCGTAGCTTCTCGGTGAGTATGTCTATAGCGTGCTTGAATGGCACGAACACGAGGGTCTTTTGTGCAGTCTCATCAATGACCTCACGCAGCACCTTGTACCGGTTCCGTATGTCGAACTCCAGCGTCTCACCTTCATCGGTGTAAACAGCCCCTGCCGATATTTGCAGTAACTTGTTCAGGTTTACAGCGGCGTTGGCAGCGGTGACAAATTCACCTGATGCTTCCATGCTCATGCGGTTCTTCAGGTCTTTGTAGTACTTCTGTTGTTGGCGCGTAAGCTCTACCTTACGTTTGGTGTAGACCATTTCGGGTAGGTCAAGGCACTCCTCCTTTGTATACCGTATAGCCGGTTGGAGAGTGTTGAATACTACTTCGGTTGCTTCGGGTTTAGGAACCCACTTGAACTGTGTTACCTTCTGCATGACACGGTCACGAAACGTACCCATAAACCTCGGTACTGATTCGGGGTTGACCATCTTTGCTAACCCATACGCATCTAACGGGCTTTGGGCGGCGGGAGTACCGGTCATCAGCCAGAGCCAAGTATCATGTTTCAGTAACGAGTTAAGGATTTTCCACCTACGGGTCTGAGGATTCTTGTAGTGAGTTGCTTCATCCACAATTATGAGGTCGAACCCACCGTTCTTTATCTCGTCATAGACCGTTTCAATGCCGTCATAGTTGATGATTACAAATTCAGCCCCTTGCTTGATGATCTTTTTGCGCTTCTCTTTAGCCCCATGCGCTACGTCCACCGTCCGGTGCATAGCAAAGGTAAACAGGTCGTTACGCCACGCCGAGTCCATAATACTTAGGGGGCATACAACCAATACACGGTTAATGTGTCCCTGATTAAGTAGGAAATCAGCAGCCCATATAGCACTCGCAGTTTTACCTGTCCCCATCTCACTGAAGCAGTAGCTGCGGCGGTGCATAGTCAGGAATGAAGCGGTGTCTTTCTGGTGTTCAAACGGTTTGTAGCTGCCAGTCCATTCGTACTGGCCGAGGATAGGGGAGGGGACTTTGATGTTCATGTTACGCAGTACACGGCTCTCCTCAACACCCCAATGAACCAGTACTTTGTTACCCCCAACGTCTTTGCTTTTCGGTATCACCGTAGTGACGCGGTTGGGGTTCTTTAATTTAAGCAGTAGTGCTTTGTTGTTGTATATTTCCATGATTGCTCCCTTTATTACACCGTCAGCGAAACAGAGTGAAACGCTTATGCGCCACTCCTTACCCCGCCCTGTATTGATCTAAGTTAGGGTATGCCCTAACGCTTTTTCTTTTTCTGTAAGTTGTTACTACGGTTCTTGCTAGGCGACATTAGTGTGTAGCCGTCCTTGTTACTACCTCCACGCGCTAGGGGTTTGTTATGGCTAACATCTTTCCCTGCACGCTTGGGGGACTTTTTATTGACGCTGCCGGTGTCCCTCTTATCAATAGCACGGCGTGCTCTCTGCCGCTCCATACGAGCCTTATGCTCACCACGCCGCTTCTGGTTAGCGTACTCTTTCTTGTACTTGCGGTCTTTTTTGGGGTTCTTGTAGGGCATAATTACTTCCTCCCATTATGCACACAGTCTAGCACCGCACAGTGCTTCTTACACAACCCGCTAGGGTGCGCGTTCCATACATCCGTTTCATACGCTTTCTCCATACGGGCGTGCTTGGTTAGCCACTTCTCCCACATCTGCGGTATGTCGTCCCTATGGTACTTATCTGTCACAAACGCGTTAGCAACTACGAATAACAGACCAGCCTTAACCGTATTGACTTCGGGGTAGTGCGCAAAGGTAGCCAACGCCATTAACTCAAGCTGCCCTTTGTCAGCGTACTTGGCATTCCTGCCTGTTTTGTAGTCCAGTACTTCGGCAACGTCACCGTTAAGTATGGTTAGGTCAGCAATACCACGAAACCAAACATCATCGTCAAAAAACCCACACGGTTGTAGGTCTTGGGTGAGTCCCATTTTAAACTCAGGGAGCTTCTCACCTTTACGCTTAATAAGTTTGTCTAACAGGGCTTTAGCGAAGTCGAATCGAGCGGGTAACTCTTTGTCCCCTGCCACATAATGCTCCGCTGCATCATGGAACGCGGTTCCGTACAGCATAGCCTCGGTCTCTGGCTCGGAGTAGGTTTGCAGTACCTTCATGTGGTAGAACTGGAACGGGCATTGTTCAAACGCCTTCAGCCTACTAAATGACCAAGTACTCGCTTTTTTCGTCACAATCACCGTACCTCACAGCGCCAAAACCTTCACAGTCGATGGGGAGTCCGTTCGCCCATTCAGGCACCCAACTCATGCACTCGTCTATATAATCCTTGCCGGTCTGTGCCTCGTCTAAAGGCACCAAACTAGCCAGAGAATCATGCACGGTAAGTACGGGTTTGTACTCCTTACTAACCAACAACATCTGCTCTCCAATAATGCACCTAGCGATACCTTGCGTCCAGTTCTCCACGCATTTCCCGCCGTATATCTTTACCCTACCCCTGCGGGTGGCGTATGAATATTGTGGGCCTTTTTCGCCGTCCT